CATTAGATAACTCGCCAGATCCTTTGCCATCAAGACCTGCTAAGTTTCTAAAAACTCCTAATCCTAGTGCTTGAAATGGATTTAATTCTCCTTCACTATATGCAACACTGTTTGAATCTTGTATGTTTCCTGGAATAGCAAGAAATACAGTCCCTCCAATTCTCCTATTGCTTTGCTCAGGTCTGTTTCCAAGACCCACTTTGCCGTCAGTTACACCGATTTTTCTTGGTGCATACTTTAGCATTTGTATTTTCATAACATCCATATTAGTACTGCCAACATCAATTGGGTAGTACATATTTGATTGTTCTATACCCTTGTCAGACAGTTCATTATCTGTAGCAGTAGTAGGGTTTTTTGGTACAAGATCTGGATCTGGTTCTTGTTCTTCTCCTTCGTTTTCTTTTTCAGTTGTTCCTTTATCCAGAAGGTCTCTTGCCTTTTTATCAGCATCTGCTGCGCTATCTGCTACAGGTTCTATATCAACATCATAAACATCCTTGGTAGCAAGCATTCCTTTTTTTGTAGTGATGATTGCTTGTTGTTTTACTCTTTTTAAATTTTCTGGTTTTGAAAAATGTTCTATCGCATCCTTTAATGGTCCTCCAATAAGAGGACTATTGTTTATAAGTTTTCCTTTATTGGGTCCTGTTGCTTCAATTTCTCCTATCACTACATCAGGAAGAACAGATGTGCTTTTTTTATATAATATAACTTTTCCTGCAAGATTTCCAGATAAACCAAGTGGTCCCCCATCTCCAGGATCCTGAACGGTGGTATAATATTCTTCTGTTCTACCATTGATGGTTTCTTTCCACTGTTGTCCAGATTCAGGTCCACCGTAGATTCTTGGCGAATATCCCATTGATATTTTTTAACTATTTAGCGATTATTTTTCCATATTGTATGGAAATTAAATCATCGAGTTCTTCACGTTGAACAATATATAATTGTCCTGGCAATTCTTCCCAAGTATAGTTTCGGTATTCATTTAGATGAAAGTTTGCTCCTCTAAATCCCCAGCGAAAAACTTCGACACATGCAATTAAAGGATGTTGATCGTATTTAATATTAGGAGTCTTTGCATTGTATATGTAAGTATAGAAACCTCCTACATCGGGGATTGGTGTAACAGTATCGTTCAGTGCTTCCATGATCATGATCATTTGATCTTCAGTATCCATGGTTGCATTGATTTTACTAAGTATAGGTTCGATACGATTCATTTGATTCCGAGTTCGTTTTCTGTTATTATTTTAAAGTTGATTAAACGATCATCGCAAAATTCTTTTGCTGCTTTCCATTTTGCTTGATTAACAGCATATGTTTTACACTCATAGATATATGATTTTGTAACTCTTGATCTTTTTTTAGGTTCAATAGTTTGTTTTTTTGGTTTGACTTCAACTACATATGTTTTAATTTGTCCATTATTCTCTTTGACTTTCATAATAAAGTCTGGAAAGTAACGATGAACTCTTTTATCAATTGGAGACACATATGGTATCCAGAATTCTTCACTACCCCACTCAAGAATGTTTTCATTTAGATCACAGTAATGACAAAACTTGCGTTCCCAACTACTTCGGCATATAATATTATTAGGATCTCCCTTATATTTTCTAGGAAATGAAGGTTTGTATCTACTCTTGATGCTTTCGGCCATACATAATATATAAGGTTAAAAATTATTTATAGATGCCTAGAAAAAGAACAGTTAGTGACATCAAATCTACTTTATTACGACCTGCATTAACTTCTGACTTTGAGGTTCAAATTGCCATACCAACTGCAGATGGATTCACTCCTCATGCTAGTATAGTTGATCAGGATAGAATGCAACTCATGTGTTGTGATGCGAGTCTGCCTGGATCTAATCTAGCGACATATGATGTTAATAATGATAGGCATGGTGTTACAGAGAGACATGCATATAGAAGAGTTTATGATGATAGATTGGATTTAACATTTTATGTTGATGCTCAAAATTATTATCCTATTAGATTTTTTGAAAATTGGATGGATTATATTGTAGATCAGCAAGATAAAAAAGAATCAAAGGCATCTGGGTCAAGTATTTCAAATCAATCAAAAAATTATTTTTATAGAACAAGATACTACGATGAATATGTATCTGAAATTGTTGTAACAAAATTTGAAAGAGACTACAATCAAAGATTATGTTATAAATTTTTATCGGCATATCCTTTTTCGATTCAATCAATGCCCATTTCCTATGAATCATCGGGTCTTTTAAAATGTACAGTTGGATTTAGATATGTAAGATATATTATGGATAAAGAATTAGAAGCTGAGTCTTACAAAAAAGAACCAGAAGAAAAGAGACCAGCAGGTAATCCAGCACCAAAAGATGGTTCAGCTGCAGCAAAGAAATTTTTCGATGATAATAAGCAACAACTTATTGATGATACATCTGGAACTGACTTCAAGTTTGATCCAAGTAAATTTGGAGGAGGGTCAACATTAACTCCAAATCTTAATGGAGATATTGCCTGATAAATAATCATACTGAAATAATAATTATAGGTCATTATGCCTTTACCAAAGATTGCTACACCAACATATGATCTTGAATTGCCATCATCAGGAGAATCAATTCAATATAGACCTTTCCTTGTAAAAGAGGAGAAGGTTCTTGTCATTGCATTAGAAAGTGAAGATACCAAACAAATTACAACTGCTATCAAGTCAGTTATTAAAAATTGTATTCTAACAAAGGGTATCAAAGTAGAGGCACTTCCTACTTTTGATATTGAATATTTGTTCCTCAACATTCGTGGAAAATCTGTTGGAGAAGAGTTAGAAGTTAATGTCGTTTGTCCTGATGATGGAGAGACTTCAGTGCTAGTAGAAATTAATCTGGATGATATTAAAGTTCAAAAAAATGATAATCATACTAACAAAGTCAAATTAGACGGTAGTATCATGATGGAAATGAAGTATCCATCACTAGATCAATTTATTAAAAACAACTTTGATTTTGAAAATAAAAATGCAATGGACCAATCATTTGATTTGATTGCAGATTGTATTGATAAGATCTATACTGAAGATGAGGTATGGGCATCGGCAGATTGCACGAAGAAAGAAGTTACTGAATTTCTTGAATCGATGAACTCTACTCAATTCAAAGAGATTGAAAAATTCTTTGAAACTATGCCTAGACTTTCACATACAATCACCGTGAAAAATCCTAAGACGAAGAAGAATAATGAAGTTGTATTGGAGGGACTGGCATCTTTTTTCGCGTAGGTATGGTACATATGAGTCTATCCTCATATTTTGAATTAAATTTTGCTTTGATGCAGTACCATAAATACTCACTAACAGAGATTGAAAACATGATCCCTTGGGAACGTGATGTATATGTTGCTATGTTACAGAATCATCTTGAAGAAGAGAAGTTAAAACAGCAGCACGCGAATGGCAACTAGGACTACTACCAATCCAATAGAAATACTCTTAGAGATGGGTGTAGACCTAGACAATCTCTCTGATGAAGAGGATTATCTTAGTGCCTTGATGGAAGCAACAAATGCATTAACGATTATTAATTCTAAAGATTCGCGCATTCCTGCCCTTCAAAAAGAAATTGTTAAAGTAAGAAATAAAAGAAAAGCATCAGATCCAAAATTTAACGTAAGAAAGACTAAAATATCTGCGAGTAAAATTAAAGCGTCTAAATCACTCCAAGTAAAAAAACAAAAGATACCTGCACAAAAATTTCTCCCTTCTTCTGCAATAGTAAGACAAGGATCTGAAGTAGCAGGTGAAGAATCTAAAACTAAAAAGAAAAGAAAGGAAAAAACTGTAGAAGTTCCTGTTACCTTCATTACTTCGGTAAACAGTTCAGTAAAATCAATATTAAAAACTCTAAAAAAACAAAGCAAGTTTGTTCAGAAACAGACAGAGAAGGATAGAAAAGAAGCAGAGAAAACAAAGAGAGGCATTGCTGAAACTAAACTAGAGAAAACTTTCTTTAAACCTATTATTGGAGCAGCAGAAAAAATTATTGCTCCTGTAAAAGGAATTCTAGGAAAGATATTTGACTTCCTGTTTAATGTTTTTCTAGCAAAAGTTGTAATGAAAGTGTTCAACTGGATGGCAGATCCAGAGAACAAATCGAAGTTAAAGAATACTATTCGATTCTTAGTAGACTTTGGTCCCAAGTTGTTGGGTGCGTATCTACTATTTGGAACTAGACTTGGTAGATTTGTCACAGGGATGGCAACAAAACTAATTTTTGGTGCTGCTAGATTGAGTGCAGCAGCATTTAAGATGATTGCTGCTTTACCTTGGTGGGCAAAGGTTGGACTAGCAGGCACAGCACTCTTTGGAGCAGGTGCTGCGGTTCCTACTTTATTCCCAGATACGGTAAAGGATGCTGCTGATGAACAAGCAGATGCTCTGAAAAGAGAGAAAGGAGCAGAGGCAGCAGCAGATGCGATAGAAAGACAGAATAGTGATAGAAATATCTTTCAAAAAGCAGGAGACTTTATCACTGGAGCAGGTGCAGAAAGACAAGAGCAAGCAGAAAGATTAAGAACAGGAGAAGATCAAAGATATTTTGGTGGCGGATTAGTACAAGGATTTAATGGTGGTGGACAAGCATTTAATCTTCTAAATCCACTTTCATGGTTTGGTGGTAGTAGTCAAAAAGCAGTTAAAGACAATAAAACAAGATATAATCCTAACTCTCTAAGTGGCAAACTTCTGAATAGAAGAAATGCTACTAATGAAGCCATTCAAAAGATGCGTGGTTATGAAGAAGGTGGAGAAGTAGATGGACCAGGTGGTATTGATAAAGTTCCTGCGATGCTCACTGATGGTGAGTTTGTTATGTCTCGTGGGGCAGTTCAAAAGTATGGTGTAGGACAACTAGAAGCAATGAATGCTGCTGGTGGTGGGACCAACAAACCCAAGATCATGAACAACATGGTCTATGCAGATGGTGGTGGAGGAATTGGTCCATCATTTGCAGAACATTCTGGTGATTTTGTGAATAGTTTTACAAATCGTTTTGTGATGGGTGATGATAGTCTTTTGAATAGATTGGCATACGGAGATATTACAGGTGCATTAAAAACTTTAGGTATTAAAATTGATAGGAATACTGAAGCAACAAATAGAAATACCACTCAAAGAAAAGAAAATAATAATATACTTAAAGATGCTCTTGTAATGAGTGAGGATTTTGTAAAAGATAGAATAGGTGATGCTAAAAATATTGCACCTATGGCAAAAGGTTTTATTGAAGATAGAATAGGTGATGCTAAAAATATTGCACCAATGGCAGAAAGTTTTGTTGGTGGATTGAAAGATAAGACAAAAGGAATTTCAGAATTTATAGAAAAAACTCCATATTTTGGAGAAACTGCTGCAATAGAAAGAGAAAGAAGACTTGGATTAATGAAACCAGGTGCTGACTCTTTACTGCCTGAAGTCAGAGAGAGACTTAAATCTAATGATGAAAGAATAAGAAACCTATATGACCCAAAAACTGATAAAGGTTTTATGGGTGGATTGAAAAAAATGAATCAGACTATACAAAATAAAGGTTTTTTTCACGATCCATTCGCAGCACTTGGATTAAAAGAAAAGGGAACTGAAAAGTTTGTTGAAGAAATTACTGGTGGTAGAGTTAAAAACCTTGGTGCTAAAATAACTGGACTCCAGTTTGCAGCAAAGGGTCTTGCTGGACCACTTGGAAGAATGTTCCAGATTGATGATAGAGGGTCTTTAGGTAGGTATTTAAGACCTGCTATGGAAAAGGCACAGAGTATGGGACTTAGTGGAGTTGGAAATAATGAACAATTTAATGAGGGTAAGAAGGCAACTGATAAAACTAATAACTACAATACATTAGTCGGAGATAAATTGGCTAATCTTGCATTAGGGCAAACTTCTTTTACTGTGGGTGAAGATGGTCGAGCAAAAACTAGTGATGTTTTTGATTCAAATGGCACTGCAGAACATTATTTTAAAACTAGTAGGAAAGAACTTTCAAGTGGAAATGTTTATGGTGCTCTTTTCAATGGACTGTCTGGTATTTTGCGTGTAAACCAAAATACTGGTTGGGGAAATCTACGTCCAGGAGGTAATGATATAGATCTTGGTGGTGGATTTGAACAAACAAATTCTTCTGGAAAAGTTAAAAAAGTTTCTAAGATGAGTGGCGCACAACTCCTGAATGCTCAAGCATATGCAGAATCGAAAGGTAAATATTTTTCTAGCACAGATGGGAAGACCTATGAGAGTTATCAAGCTGCCGTAGATGCTAAGAAAGCAAGACTGGCTTCTAGCAAACCAAACGTATCTATTCCAGCACCACCACAAAGACCAGCACCAAAGGTAGTTGTAACGAATGTTCAGGATCAATCTGCAGCATCGAATCCAGGATCTGGTTCTGGATCTGATGTTCCAGTGATTGATGCTTCCAATGGATCGCAGAGTAATGCTAAGATCCTTGGATTCTTACCAGGTCCCCTACAGTTGTTTTAAACCATGGTATTTCCCGCGTTGCTAGGAGGAATGAGAATTGCCAGAGGTGTTTCTATGGCAAAAAATATATTTGGAAAACGTAAAGGTGGCCAACCTCCTAGGTATGGAGCATCTAAAAATAGAGCTGATGTTGGATCAGAAAGTTCAATAGTTGTCAGACCAAAGACAACTATGATTCCAGCATCGAAGATGTCTTCTGCCATTGTTCGTGTTCCAAAGATTAGAAAGACTGAAAGTTATGATCAAAAGATTTCAAATATTCAGAATAACTTAGTAGAAATTGATTCGATTTTGAAAGGCACCTTGGCAATGGAAAAGCAAGATGCAGAAAGAAAAACTAAACAAGGTAAACAGCAGAAGAGAACAAAACTAGAGAATCAGATAGAGAATAAGAATGGTATATTAAAAAGTCTACGTAAAAAGTTACCAAAACTTCCTACAAAGTCTTTTGGTATTCTAAGTTGGATTCAAACATTTATCGGCAATATAATTTTAGCATTTGCTGTAAAAGGATTAATTGGTATACTACCAAAATTAACTGGATTGATACCATTGATCAGTGGAGTAATGGATTTTGCTATAGATCTTGGTGGAAAGTTTTTAAATGGTTTGACAAGTTTTATTGACATTGGATATAAAGCATATGATTGGACAAGAGGTGCAATAAAAACTATTGGTGGTGATACTTTAGTTAATGCTTTTGATAAATTTATGGGAGTCTTTGATTTTGTAATCAATGCACTTATCCTTGCAACATTTGCAAGAGGTTTTGGTAGAGATCTTCCCGGCAGAAATAAAGGTAAAGGTAATAGAGGTCCTGGAGGAAGAACTCGTAGAGGAAGAGTTCCCATAACCAGAACTGGTGGGTCTGCGACTCCTAGAGGACGCTTGGGTAGAATGTTTGGACCCATCGCGAATAAATTTAGATTTAATCCTTTCACTGGAGCAAGAGTAACTCGAAGTGGTGGGGTTAAAAATCCATTTAGAACAAGACCAAACGTAACCAAAGGTGGTGGATTTAAAAATCCTTTGAGATCAAAACCAACTGTAACTGGAACTCCTAAAGTGCCCTCGGGTGGTCTTAGTATTTTTAAAAGACTTCGGAGATTTCTTAAACCAGTTCCATTCCTCGGGACTCTTCTTAGTATTGTGTTTGGTAAAATGGAGTATGATGATAGAAAAGCACAAGGTCAAACAGATGTTCAGGCTGGTGCTGGAACTGGTGGTGGTATACTTGGTAGTATTATTGCGGCGGCAACAGCTGCCGCACTTATTCCAGAACCAACTTCAACTGTTGGTGGTTTAGCAGTTTTGGGATTGATAGGTTTACTTGGAATGGGTGGAGCTGCGGTTGGATCTGCTGCGGCAGATAAAGCAACTGGTGCAGATCAGGTTGGACAATATCAAGATGGTGGTAGAGTTAGAAAACCAAAAAAACTTAAAAAGAAATCTTCAAGAACTCTATCTAAAGGGATACAAAAATCCAAATTATCAACGAGAACACTGGTAAAGAAATCGAATCCAGTGCCATCAGCACCAACAATTAAACCTCCCACACCAGGAGAAAACCCAGAGAAGCAAAGAGCATGGTGGGATTTCTTAGGATGGGCAGGAACCGGAGGAGGAAAAACTGATAGACCACTTGGAGTTGCAGGTCAAGAGATTGGAGAGAGAGTTTCTAAGGTTGGAAATACTTTAGGAGAGAATCAGTACTTTGGATCTATACTCAAAGCAACTTCAAAGATAATTTTAAATAAGAAATTAGATGATTCGGACTATAGTGCAGTTGGAGATTCTATAAATGCTTTAATTTATGATGGAATTAAAAAGGAAAGAATTGCTAGGGGATTAAAGGGTTTTTCTAGTGGTGGTAGAATTGATGGACAATTATCTAACATATATGTTAGGGATTGGGTTGCAGAAACTTTCAAGAAAACGGTATCGGATAATATAGCACAATCATATGCTGTAACAACTTCCAAAAAACCACCCGATACATCATCATCTACATCAACTCCTGGTGCTGGGACTAGTTCTGGGGCAACTTCAGGGTCTGTATATGGATCTACAGAGATGAAGGCATTGCTTGATGTTCTAGCGTATGCAGAGGGAACTAGTACAAACAGAAATGGTGCTACTGGTCCTGCAGGATATAGTACCTGGGCTGGATATCAAATGCATGGTCCATCAGATTTAACAGGACTTACCATTCAAGAAGTTCATGATCTACAAACCAGTTTTATGAATTCTGGTAAAGTTAATAAGACTGGATCAGCAGTTGTTGGTAAATATCAATTTAAAGATCTATTAGAACACTATGCACCACAAGCAGGATTAAGTGGTGGTGATATCTTTAGTCCTGAAAATCAGGATAAGATGGCAATTGCTGAAATACAAAGGGTTGGAATTACTACAGATAAACTAAAGAATAGTGGTTTAACGCAA